GGAGTCTTTACTGTGTTTATCAAGCCTAAATATCGTAACTTTTTTATAGCTATTATATTTGTACTAATAGGGTTACCTATATCTGTGTTCGATTCGAATCCCGCTGTTGTCGAGTTAGTAAGCGAAAGCTTATCCAACCTTCTCCCGTAGGTTTCGTATGGATCCCAGATTTGATAGAGTAATCCTTGTTGTACTTGTTGCCGTATTCTTATTAACTTTTATAAGATATGGTCACATAAGGTTTGATGATACCGCAGTGGAGTTCCTATGTCCTTGACGTTAGTTGGGATTTTGTGCAGTCCCTGTGTACATTCCAGTACACCCGCTTCTCCTATGGAGGTAAAACTATGACAACCGGCAGAGTAGAAGTCGGTTCCACTAACGGCACACCGTTTTATTATCTAAAACAGTGGGACGGTACTAATGGAAAGACGATTCGTGTCCCTGCAGAACCCAGTTATTATTATAAAAGGGTTCGTATTCGCAAGGGAACACGTCAGAGAACTCTTATTGGCGTCACAAAGTCAGGTCATAAGCGATACTCGTATCGTTATATTCCACCTTTGTATGCCGATAAGGTTATGACTATTAAGAGGTACAGGCGTGAACGTGATGTTCAAACCTGGAACTCGTATAATCGTTCTGCTCTGATCTACGCACAGTGTCAAAAGGGTACAGACCCAACATATGGCGCATGGATGCCTATTACGTACATCCGTGACGCCATTATTGTGACTTGGACCTCTAATGACGATCTAGAACTATATGCGAAGCTCGCGTCCGAAGTCAAGGGCCACTCCTTTAATCTAGGTGTTGCTCTTGGTGAAGGTCGTGAGACTACGCGTATGGTTCTCGGTACTTTGCACCGTGTTGCTAACTCCGTCGTAGCACTTAGGCGAGGTCGGATCGACATCGCACTTCGGCAGTTAGGAGCTGTGCCTAAGCCAGAACATCGGCGTAGGTATCGAGACTCGGCCCGTCCCCTGACATCTAAAGATGTTTCCGGTATGTGGCTCGAGATTCAGTACGGATGGAAACCGCTGCTCCGAGATGTGCACGAGTCTATGAAAGCCTACTCGGCTCTTACAGACAAAGCGCGCTCTCAGAGGTTTATAGCGAAGAAGACTATTACTGGCGAGAAGTACTGGTATCCCGTTTCTACGTGTAAAGCCTATGCGAGACATCGTATCTCGAAGAGGATCATATACGAAGCATCGGAATTACTTAGTACACCTCGCTCGTTGGGTCTTCTTGATCCAGCATCCGTGGCGTGGGAGCTCGTGCCTTTCAGTTTTGTTGCCGACTGGTTTGTACCAATTGGCACATACTTAGAGGCCCTTTCCACCATTCCTAACCTTCAAGGTCGCTTCCTCGTGCAGACGAGGACGTACAAAGAAGGTCAAGAGAGAGGTTTGAAAGTTGGCTTAACAATCAACTGGGTTGGGGCGGCCGTCGATTATCGTGGCTGCCAGTTAACCCGGACCCCTACCACGTCCATTAGCGTACCTCGTCCTCGCTTTAACTCGATTTCTGAGAGTTTAAGCGTGGGACGGATAAAGAACGCTATTGCACTTCTCCACCAGACTCTCTTTTAGCTTCATAAACGCACCTATGGCAATCCTGCCTCGTGTGCATTTTAGATTCAAAGGAGCCTATAATGGCCGCAATGGACAACATTCTTGTCAAAGACGACACAGTCACTACACCAGTTGAGTTTACACTGGTGCCTATCACCGATACTCCTGATCCGATGTGGCGCGCTAGCGTTGCTAACGTTCCAATCGATGGCCAGGTTCGTCTCACCCTTTCACAGGTGAACACGAAGAACGGTGGTTCGAAGATGACTATGAAGTTGGAAGTCCCCGTACTGGAGACCTTGGGTGCCTCGGGCACATCTGCAGGCTACGTCGCACCTCCTCGAGTCGCCTACGTGACTACTAGCATATTTACTATGTTTAGTGATCGTCGTAGTACGACTCAAGATCGTGCAAACGCGCTTAAGATGGCCCTTGGCGTTCTTCAGGGTGCGTCGGCAACCACTGCTACTGGCGTTCTGGCAAATACTTCTGCCGGCAACGCTTTCGTAAACAGCGTGCTACCGATCACCCAAGCGTTCGTTCGTGTGATCAAACCTAATTAATCAATTAGTGTCACACCCCATGAGCATCAATACGATGCTTAATTCCAATAAAGGAGAATGAGTCATGAGTTGGATACGCGAAAAGAACACCCGTGAGTCTCTTGATATACTGGGACAGCTCTCTGAAAGTTGCTACGACTTGGGTACTAAAGGCCCTCTAACGAGCGAGATAATTTTCCTCGTTCGCTCGAAGGACTATCGAGCATTGGTTGATTATGAAATCAGCTATCCCGATTCTGGTACTTACGCTTCTGTCCGCGAACTAATCGTCGCTCGCCAAATTCTCGCTTTTTTCCAAAAGTTAGAATTTCTCGACGTCGGTTACGATCGTGAATTAGAAGCGTCTAAGTCGTTTGTGGCTGCCGAAAAGAGGTGCATCGAGACGAATAGACGGTTTAAGTTTGGTTCCGCAGACACTGCGGACGTTGCTCCAATACTATTTTTGGCGCAGCGAAAAATTAGCCAAATCTTAGGCCCTCTACCTCGTCTCGGTGATCTAACACCGCAATTCGGCCCAGGTGCAAATACCAACGTTAAAAGCGGACGAGCTTGCCCTAGAGCTAAGCTCAGTGCTGCGCTAGCGTGTAGTACGAATTTTACTCCCGTGGCTGCCGAGTTTCTTGAAGAAACCCCGCATTGGGTGGCTCTCCATGCAACTGGTGAAAGCACTGAGTCTTTCACGGTTGACATAGAAGTCACGCCCGGTAAGGTATCATTCGTGCCTAAGAATGCGAAAACTCATCGTAGTATTGTTATCGAGCCGATTTTGAACAGTTTCTTTCAAAAAGGCTTCGGTAGCTATATACGCGATCGTCTTAGTGCATTCGGAGTCAACCTACGAGACCAGTCTCTTAATCAGAGCCTCGCTTTTCAGGGCTCCATTGACGGCCATTTGGCCACTATGGACCTGTCAAGTGCCTCTGATACTATAGCTTCTGGCTTCGTTGCCAGTATGCTTCCTGTTGACTGGTGGGATCGTCTCAACTCGATTAGGACGGCGGAAGTTAATCTTCCCACCGCCCTACACGATTTGCTACGACCCACTACTGTCAACAACACACCCTACCGACTGGAAAAATTCAGTTCGATGGGGAACGGCTTCACTTTTGAATTGGAGAGTCTTCTCTTCTACTCATTGGCTTGGGCCGTCTGTGTGCATACTGGGGTTGACACTAAAGAAGTCAACGTTTACGGGGACGACATTATTGTCCCTGCTACCGCTTATGAATCACTTGAGCGTGTCCTAGATTATTGCGGTTTCTCCGTTAACCGGAAAAAATCGTTTTCATCAGGACCCTTTCGCGAGTCTTGCGGTGCTGACTTCTTAAGTGGCTTTGATATTCGTCCATTTTATCCAAAGACTCGGATAAGTGAACGTACCCTCTTTACCATGCATAACTGGTTTGTTCGACATCATGAGCCTGAATTGGCTTATGAAGTCGCCCGGTTGTGCGACCCTCGCTATACAATTTACGGGCCTGATGGTTATGGTGACGGTCATTTGATCGGCACGCATAATCTTCGAGTTAACCGTAAGTTAAAACGCGATGGTTGGGCTGGAGGGTATTTCGATACGTACGTCCTCAAGGAGAAGAGATTTAGCAATCCTCTCCCTGGTGACGCGATCCTCCCTGTGTATAGTGTTTATACACGGAGCGGATCAACCAGTCCGACTGACCCTGACGTTGTTAGGGGCAGTCGTGGTTACGCGAAAATATCAGTCTACACGCTCTCGGGAAGTATTTTCTCGAGGAAGTAAACTTCTAGC